GGCTTCTGAGCGTGTGCGGCGACCACACCAGATGACGATCCGTAATCGATCCACATCACCAGTTCCCCTGAAATAGCAGTGGAAACTTTCGGTGTGTATATGAATCGCATTCTTCTACGCCTGATGCGATCGAACAGCCCGCTTTCTTGGTCGATAAGGTCCCCCGCCAACAAAGTTGGCAAATATTGGGACATCTTGTCGAACATGTCGGGCGCAATACGCATTTGGGCAAAGAAGTTGATCGCACCACCCGTACCGGCAATCCCGATGGCGTCATTCACGGCCACTGCAATCGTGGACGATCCAACTCCATCTGTTGGGCTCAAGGTCAACGCGTTAGCCAACTCAAACACAGAAATCAAGTTTCCGGACTGAGTGTAGGTTCCGCGAGGCACGCTTGCTTGCGCAGACATTGGATGCAAAAGAAAGTTATTGTACTTAGGAGAAACAGTTTTAACTTTCGTGACCACCTTCGTGATCGTTCTGGTTTTGGGCTTAGCTTTCGCTTTCCCTTTTGATTGGTTTCGGTTTTGTGGTCTCTTTTTGGGTGGCATTTCATCCGCTCCGCTCTGTAGTTTATCCAGGCTCGCCATTTTCCTGGAAATGAAATCCAAGATTGTCATTCCCTTGGGCAAGGTTTTGGTTCGGGGTTTGCAATGCAGAATTCGACGAGGGACCAATTGTCCAAGTTTCATCATATCCTCTTTCAAAGGGTGATGTCTCATCTCCGATTCGAATTGCTCTTCTAGCTCTGCAGTCATCTCCTTTTGGTTCAGAAAGCGGAAGAGGGTCTTGGTCGGATCAACACGCCATCCCACTCCTCCACCAACAAACAACATTGAGCAAAACTCCAAACCATCTGAACATCTTTCATACATTTTGATTGGGTGTCCCAACCTGGTGTACGTTTCTACAGCTCCTTCAATATAACGCTCGTTGCAATCATCTCCCATGGAATAAGCCCATGGAGACCCTGCCAACCAAGCCAATGCCGCACGAATGCGAGAGTTCGTAGAACTTGTTACGTATCTACCAGATCTCATGTGTCCCGGAATGCTGAGTACGATCAAGTCGCCTCCAACAACCAACACACACGATAGGTCACACAACATATATGCATGAGATATGTTCCAGATCAAATCTCCTGGCTCCGCCCCCATCAACACCATACGGCACGTCTCATCCCAGCGCAATTCCCATTCTTGAACATTCCAATCATGAGCGACTATGTCGCTTTTGGCGATGTCAATAGCATCATCATGGCTCAAAGCCCGATCGTAATAATCTTCTATTTGTTCATCGGTGCTAGACCCAAACCCAGGTTGGGAAGGAATCTCACGATAATGAGCAATTTCTTCCATATTCTGGGGGGCATAGAGCAATCTTTCGATATGCGAATCCACGAACGACACGTTGGCAATTAAGCGAACAATATCATTCAGGATCTTTTTCAGGGAAACAGGCTCTTGCTTACCAAACATGACAGTTGCGTCCATCAGGCCTGCACGAATGAGGTCTTCTGGCAAACAATCTTCATCAATGTCACATCTTGACAACAACAACAAACGAATACAAATCACATCAACAAGAAAACAAGCATAACCTTCAATCAAAGTTTTGTTGGCACAAGCCATCCTGGTATAAGGAAAACCAGGACTGGCGTCCAAATTGGTAACATTGTTGAACATGAAAACTAGTCTTTTCCTGATGGCCCGGAAGTCAAGTTTGTCTTCTCGGAATCCAATCGGGATCCTTGTGCTTGGGTATTCAGAAATTGCTTTAATAAGC